ATCAACATCGGGATTATGATCGCTAGGGCGAGCTGCGTGTCGAGTATCACCGATCCAGCCATCCGATGTGCGGTCACGACTTGGGTATGAGTCATCAAACTGTTCCCGAAGTTGTGAAGCAGCTTTACTTAGTTTTGGCTTCATCGCGCTTTAAGTATGCCTGATAATCTGCATTAGATTCATCAATTGGAATGAAAGAGATAATTCCTTCTTCCGTTGTTGCCTCTAAATACTTTACGCCTTCGATTGTTTCTTTGATTTCGTATGTTGTCATTATAGCTCCGCGCTTGCCACATAGTGTCCATAGAAACCGCCAGCGGTTCCTAGTGCTGCATATACTCTAAACTCTGATTGACCGATTCTGTCTGCTGTTGCGGTTTGATTGGCTGTCATAGAAAGATCAGCAGCAGAAACCTTATTTACTTTACCTGAGTTACCGTTTAGATCGTAAAGTGTGATCGTAGGAGTTGCGCGCTTTGTTATTTTGTAAGCGTTAGCATAAGTAAAGTATGTGGCTGCTACTGTGTTTGTGCCTACGCAGAATCCATAAGATCCTGTTTCTGTTGCAGTTGCAGGTGCTGTTCCTATGTCGTAAGTTGTTTCGTAGTAACGCTGGCACATAGCCAATTCAGCCTGTGGAGAACCGCCCGATGCAGTTTGGAATGGCGTTGCCTTTGATCCGTACTCAACCTGCACGCCCCAAATATCGAAAGTGTTGGACTGGATGCCAAGTGATCCAGTTCGAGCATTAAAGTTTGTGCCAGCTGAAACATAAATGCCTAGAGTTAAATTAGAGTCGTTTGCAGTTCCAATAGTTTTTCCTGAAATAGATGGCACAGCAATATTAAATGAATACCTCGCCCATGAAGTTGTTATTGCTTGCTTAGGAGTGCTTGCAATAATTCCATTTACCGTAGCACTTGGGCTGCCACCAGTACCAAATACTTGCTGAAACTCTGGCGCAATACTTGGCGTGCCTGTAGCTGCCTTTGCCCAAAAAGAAACTGTCACAGATTGCCCAGCAAAAGTTCTAACATTTTCAATTCGTTGGTCTAGGCGTGCAATGGCTGATACGGCAGTTTGTCCAGTAGTGATTATTCTCGAATAGTTTGTGGACTCATAGCCTGCAACAGGAGCAGCACCTACAGTAAAAACTTGTGGTGTCCATGTAACAGTTCCATCTGCTAAGACAATGAAGAAACGATCAAAACCATAGGTATTAGTTGTTGTAATGCTTGTAAAGGCTCTTTGATTTATAGTGAAATCACCATTGATAATTTTATTCTTACCAGCCTGACCATAGCCGACATTCCAGACAGATGTGTCAATTGCATCACCTAGTGTGCGAATATCGGACGCGCCATTTTTTACGAGGCTGCTGTTATCGGGTTCAGCCCACGAATAGTTCGGTGAAAGTGCCATATTAGGTTAGTGCTCCTGTCGCATTTGTCCATGTAAGTGTAGCATTTACGCCAGTCCAAATTAGTGAGGCTGGCAATACTGTTTCCCATTGAGTTGTTGATAGTGAGAAATCTGTCGCTGAGATATAAAGGGTAATCTCGACATAACTAGGGGTAGCGCGTAGGGCTATATTTTCCACAAAGCCATCGAATGATCCACCGAATAGGTTAGTTGGTAGGTTCTGGATAAGAACAGGCTGACCGAAGAACACATTGATAAGACTGTCAAGCATCGCGCTTGGCATGTCTGGATTATCTAGACGGAAGGTAATAGCTCCCAGTGAGGCTCTAGGGTTTTTGCGAAGGTTTAACTCGCGTGAGGCAATGCTTGTAATGTCTGTCAAGCCCTTAATGTTGGAATCCACAGAACGCTCAAAGAGTCCATAAGAGGCAATAGAGTCTGCGTCAGATGTGCTGTAGGTCGAGCCATAGGCTGTTGAGTAGCGATAGATCAGGCTGTTGCGAATCTTGGCAATCTGGGTCTGAGACTGGATACTGCTAGGGCTTGCATAAGATCCATCGAGGTTAGTAAAGCCATTGGCTGCAAGGTAGTTACTGCGATGATCGGCATCGTCATAGGAAACATCGCCATCCTTCTCCTCATATATCGTACCAAGTGCGCTCGTGGCAATCTGATCTGCAAGTGTCTGAGACTTGGCAGAGGCACTAGCTGCGACTGCAATCATTGTGTAGAAGCCTGAGTCAATAGTGCCAATGTAAGACTCGGCATTAGCCCAAGTCACTGTGGCTGGATAGGTATCCCATGTGACTGTAGGAGTAACTTCTGCCCATGACAGGTTAAGGGCATTACCTAGAATGGCTGCAATCTGTGCTCCGTCTAAAGACTCTGCAAGGGCTGTGTTATAGACCGCTTTTGTCAGTTTAGCCAGTGAGCCAATACCCAGAATCTTGCCAGTAGTTATAAACCCTGTTTCATCTGGGCTTTTAACCCCAATGTTGAAGTCTGATACTTCTCCACCAAAGACTGTGACATAAGTGCCAGATGAGTTCTTTAGTTCTAGGGTTATTTCTTCTGTGACATTGATGGTGAAATCTGCCCCAGTAGTGTTGATAATTTCTACTTGGCAGTAACCTGCTGTTGCTTGTCGATCAATATCCAAGCGACCAGAAGCAAAGGAGACAGAGGTGACAGTTGTATAAACATCATCCCCTACTGTGACTCGCCATTCTGGAAGCCATGTCATTAGTAAGCACCACCTCGAAGTGTGCCACGATCCACTGCATCTTGGATTACCTGAGTTATAGCTTCTGCAATAGCGTTAGGATCGCCTATGCCAGTGTTGATTGTAATGTTAGGCGCGAAAGATGAGTTAAGTTCTTTACCGTTTGGTTGCAGGGTCGTTACTACTGCTGGAAGCAAAGTAGTCTCAATTAGGTTAGATCCGATAGATGAGATCAATCCACCAAGGGAAGCAACATTGGCATTGGTTTCTGCAATGGTAGTTGCTGGCACTAAGCCTGCAATGCTAGGAGCTGCTGCACCGCCTCCACCACCACCGCCACCGCCACCGGCTCCACCGTTGGTCAATGGCATGGTTGCAATCTGACCTAGTAAAGCAATAGCATCTTTGAGGTTCTGGAGGTTGATTAAGTCTTTAGGCAATAGCGTGTCAAGGATAGATTTGATGTCTAGCAGCTTGACATTCTGTTGTTGAAGTGTGCCAAGGATTGCTAGGTCTGCATTGAGTTTAGCCGTAGCTGCTTCAATTGCTTTCTGATCTCCAGAAGCAATTGCAGCCTCTAGCGCAAGAATATCTTGCTTGACCTTCAAGCGAGCAATGTCATTAGTAATAGCCAGTAATTGAGCGGCATTAGTAACATTGCCTAACTGTTGTGCTTGGTTAAGTAGAGCTGCATTTAATTGAATTGCATCCATGTCAAAGATGTTGCCACCTCGACCAAGTGCAAGGTTAGCCTTTTCAAGTGCAGCCTTTAGTTTTAAATCTTTAATTTGCTGTGCAGATAATTTATTCAAAGTCTTAGCGCTATCAACAGTTTTTGTAGTGACCTTGAAAGAATCTTGTAATGACTTTAAGTGAGCATTATCGGCTGCAGTTAAAGCACCTGTCTGAGTACCTGCCTTGCGCAATAATTCAATGTAAGATCCAATAATAGGAATCATTCCTACATTTAAGTTTCCTAGGACTGGCACTTTCTTTAACTCACCGGCAAGGACTCCAACCCCACGAATGACATCTGCCAAGTAAGTTGCTGTCTTTTCCATATTGGAAGCAAGATCTGCAATGCTTGTATCTTTACCCAAACCAGTTAACGCATCAATTAAGCCAGTTCCAATAATCTCTTTAACATTTGCAGAGGCAACACCTAGTTTGTCAATAGAACCTTGAAAGGTACTAGCAGCAGCTGTAGCAGAACCTGCGAAGGTTTTTGTTAACTCATTAGTAATGTCACCAAACGACTTAGCCTTTAGATCTGCCTTAGATATGCCTACGCCTAATTTAGAAAGTGCAGTGTTATTGCCAAGATAAGCCTTGCTGAGTGCAGCAGTTACTGATCCTAGATCCTTGCCAGTTGAGGCTGAAATATCTAGGGAAAGATTAAGAAGTCTTTGAGCCTCGACAGAATCGCGTGTGGCTACCGCTAGGGTCTGATAGGCAGGACGAAGAAGATCATCGACAATGCCAAACTCGCTTTGTAGTCGCTGGATGTACGCTTCTGAATTAGCGGCATCTCGACCTAGACCAACATTCTTTAGAGCTAATGCTAATTGTTGCTGTGCCTTCTGGTCGGCTGCTGCTGCCTTGACTGAGGCTTTACCGAAAGCCAAGATCTGTTGTGAGCCGTAAGCAACACCTAAAGTCTTTGCTAACTTCTTGACATTCTTCATCAAGTTGTTTGTGGCTGAATCTGCTTGCTTAAAGGCTTTAGCCCCAGTGAACTCGGAGGCTATATCAATAATAATGTCTGCCATGATTAGCCTCTCACTGTGGAGCGTTGATTAAGTTTAGTTGCAGCAGATTTAATGGCTGCCAGAACAGCATCTCTAGCCTTGCCATTGTTTTCATCATAGGCACGAAATAGGGCGCGACCTTGCATCTTGTCACTGCCCTTCATCTGCCCACCGTATTTAGACATCTGATTCTGAACAAACGGACTGTTAGGAGTCTTACGCCCCATAGTTTCGTAAATCGCTCCAGCAGCACTCTTATTGAATACGCGAGCAAGTGATCTAAAGCCTCTGCGATTAGGCTTGGATGGTGTTGTCTTATAGCCAATTCCAGCCTTAGCAATCTTGGCATCATAAGAAGGGAAGCGACCCTGTGAATTGTCGCGAGTTAACCAACCACTAAGCACCTGAGAATTATCAGGAAGATAACCTCTAGCAGTTTTAGTAATTGGCTTTAATGCAGCTGCTACTTCTTTAGGCAAGCCTTTAGCAAGATCTGGACTGAATTGGCGTAGAGATTTTCTAAGAGCGACTGCGCCCTTTACGCTTGCTGGCATCGCTCACCTCTTTCGCTTCATCCTTTAGACCTTGAACTAGAGCATCTAGCATGGTCTTATCTAATTCCAATAAGTGCTGTGGCGCGATCCCCAACCTAATGCTTAGCCTAGCAATTAGATAGGTGAATGGTTGATCGCGCTTTACGCTAAAGGGTCTGAGTCAAGCACCTCAACACTTTTAAGTGTCTCAATGAACTCAATCCCAAAAGGCTTAACAGTTTCACCTGACCTGCGAGTGACTTCCCATGCCAACCAATAAACATCCGTCTGCTTTTC